TCATCTTATAAGTATCAGTAACCAAGATTTGGTCAGCTGTACTTAAAGCAACTTGAGTTGCACTTGTATCTCCAGGGTTATTAATTAATGCAGTTAAGTTAGTCAATGAAGCTGCAGCATCTGCTCCCATTAAGAAGTTTCCTGCTGTAGTTCCAATAGAAGTAACTGATGTGAAAGTAACGCCGTTAATAACTACAGTTTGAGTATTAGCAAATACTCCTGCTGCGGTTAATACTGCTTCACCTGTTAAGTTCTCTGAAACAAATACTTCTGCGTTTGAGATAGCACCTGCATAACCATTTTTGAATACTGAATTAACAATATCAAACTGTTTACCTAACAAATACTGCTCAATGTCTGAAACTCCATAAGCATCAAGAACAAAAGCCATGTTAGTCAATAACTGGTTATTCTTTTTCAACTTAGCTGGCATCCTTGTTACCATCTGTGGAACAGTTGTCGTACTTTGGGTAATAGGAACATCAGTTGATACTAAAGTTGTTAAATCTCCTGTATCAAAGGTGTTTTCTGCATTCTCTACTTCTGCAAATACTCTAGCATCTAAATCAGTTGCTACTTTCTTTGCTACTTCTCCACCGATTACTTCGCCTGGACTTAGTGGTCCAGCTTGAGTAACTTCTCCATCTGAAAGATGGAATGCTGCTTCTTTCTCTAAATTAATAGTTAGTAATTCAGTTGAATCAGTAACGGTATCAATAGTTGAGGCACTTCCTCTTGAAACTGTTCTAACTCTTACGTTTGACATGTCAAAGATAAATCTTTCAACACTTTCACCAAACTTTAATTTAGGTTCGAATCGCATGTTAGCAATACTTTTTGCTACTAAGATTTTGCTAAATACTTCTTGATAAGTATTATCAGCAACTTCTTGAAAATCATTTAAAGCCATTTTCTTTTATAGTTTATCCCTATAAGTTGAGTCGTTTGATTAATCCCTCGTTGTACTCTTTTTTGAGTTCTGGGTCTGCTAAAACTTTCTTCATATAAACTGGGTCTTTTAGTTTTGCCTTGTCTAAGGTTTCACCTTCGCTCTTACTATTAGGGGTAGAAGATTCTATCGTCTTTTTTCCTTGGATAAGGTGACCATAAGCCTCTTCAATAATTTTAGTAAAAGTTTTATTTTTGTTGGCTGGGTCAAGAGCAAGAGTTTTAATAACAGCTTTATTGGCAACGTCTTTAAATTCAGGCAAGTTTTCTAATACCCTGTCAAAATTCTTATTAAAGATGTCGTCAACTTTCTTAGCATTATCCTCATCTTGCATAGGCTTTAGCTTTTCAGCTATCTTTGCATCTATTTCTTTTTCAGCTTGAGCTTTGACTGTAGAAGCAAACTCGTTTAAAAAGTTTTCATCCACATTATGCTCGTCGGCTATTTCCTTAATACCTTTCGAAATGTCCTGTTTAGAAGCGCCATCTTCAATTTGTTTCTTTAAATCGTTGATTTCTTGTTTCGCTTCTTTGCTTTCGTTCTTAATTTCTAAGAACTTAGACAATGGAACACTTTCCTGTTTATTAAGTTGTTCGCCGATTGTTTTCTCCTCTACCACTGGCTCCACTGTTTCCTCTTTAACTGGAACAGCTTCAACAGGTTTAGTTTCTTTAGGAACCTCTACAGGTTCGATAACTTCTACCATATAGTTAAAACACATTTAGCGTCTATGTCTGACGGGATTTTATAACTCCATCCAGAAGCGAAACAGATTAATTCTGCTGTTTGCCTATTAACCTTTAATAAGCAAGTAAGCGAAATTATTCCTTTATTTCTGTAAGTGTTCCACCAAACTTTTCAGCAGTTGCTTTCGCAATATCTTTATATTCATCCCCATGAACATCTTTTGAGTAAACTACTTTCTCTCCTGTTTTTTCAACAGTTAATAAAAGATTTACGTTCTTTTCTTCTCTTTTAACTTCTTTTTTATTTCCCATATTATTCAGTTAATATTAATTCTAATTGTTCTTTTGCTAATTTCTTATTCTTAGCCGACCTTTTAATTGCCTTGAATACTCCGAATTTAGCCTCTAATTGTGATATTATCGCTATCATCTCAATGTGAGATAAAGTTTTATATCCTATTATTAATTCATCTACTGAATTTACTATATCGCTACTCAATCCTTTAGTAAGTAACTTTCCACCCTCGCTAAGTCCTACTGCTTCTAACTTTGCATACTTAGATATATCATCTTCAATTATTTCTTTGTCTCCCATATTTTTATACCTGTTTGCTCTTCTAGTAAGTCAATTTCTTTCTCGTATTCTTTCATTGAACCTTTTAATTCATCAAGTTTCTCCTGTGCTGGTAGAATAGCAAGCTTTGATTTAGTTAATAAGTAACAAGCTTGGATTAATGTTTCATCAAGGTTTTGTAACTCTTTATGATTTCTTTCAATATTAATAATCATTGCTTCTTCAAGCTTTATCTTTGCACCTAACTCTTTGATAGTCTTTTTGACTGCTTCACAATGGTTTTTAACATTGATTACTTCAAATTGTGTTGGTTCGTGTTCTGATTTCTCAATAGTTGCTTTTAGTCCTTCGCCTTTAATGATTTTAAACTTCATATTTATTATTGAGCAGGTGGAGAAGCTCCATCTACTGGCATATTATTTAATAAGTCTTGCTTTTGTTTCTCTAAAGCTCTCGCTTCGTTTCTCATTACTATTTGCTCTAGTGATTGAAAATAAACTGCGAACCTTTGGAATACTTCCATTTTAATATCTTCTTCGTGGTCAGTCATATAGTCTAAAATTCTCTGCCTATAAGCGTTGTTAGCGTTCCTGTTTGGTTTAAGGACTTCCCCATCAAGTATGTTCTCAATATCTCTCTCTGCCTCGCTCATAAGCTCCTGATTGCCGAATGCTGATGTGTCTTGCATTTCTTTAATCTCATCTTCTGTGAATCCAACTATCTTAGCCTGTAGTTCAAATACTTTCTTTTGATTTACTTCTGGGTTTAATGCTTGCGATACTAGGAATTGGTTTTTGATTGTTTGTTCTTGAATGTCATTTGCGACATCATTAGCAGAACTTTCAACTAATACGCCATACTTGTCATCTTTCTTAAACAAATCTCTCTTACTAATCTTTGTAACTTCTACTCCACTGGTTCCAACAATGTCAACTGCTACCTTTTTATTAAGATGTTCTCTAACTCCTGCTTCATATAGTTTTGCAAATCTATCATAACCGAATGAATAAGATTTATTTAGTAGTCCGAACTTATCCGCCGCCGCCGCTTGATTACCCTCATAGATTGCAACTCTTCCGTCTGTATCTTCAACTCCTTTGCCTCCTGCTGTAACTCCTGAAGCTTTTTCTTGTATAACTTCTAACTTATCAAATACTATCATCGGTGTATCTATACTCGGTGTTTGTATTATCTGTATCGCCTTGTCTGCATCAAAATTGCCTTTAGTCGGTATATATCCATCTCTTCTATATTTAAGCTGTGAGAGGTCTTCTATAGCTCCTGTGTTGACTACTTTCATCGGCTTGTTGATAGCTTCTGCATTGTCTAGCATTTGATTAATGCTAACATCTTGAGCCATAAATATCTCTCTAGCATAATCGCAATAAGAGGGAGTCCAGAACTCTGTTAAGTCTGGGAAAGATGCCCAAGTCCAGTAAGGATATAAGTTAGATGCAAATACATCGCTCATCTTCTCTACTTTAATCCAGTGTCCTTTGTTGTCCATTAAAACATAATATCTAACACCCTCAAAAGTTTCATACCATCGCCAAAACTTAAACTGGTCTGTTTTATTCTCTACTTCCTTAGAAACAATTCCTGTATCAATAGTTCTATTTACTTTGTTTTGTTCTTCTATTGTCTTATCGTCTTTATTCCCGTTACCAGTTGTTAATTCTTTTACTTGGACTTTGTCGTATTCTTTGTTTTTAACTCCTGCTTCTAACTGTTTTTTGTTAAGAATTACACTATAATCGCCCATATAGTTCGCTCTTTCAATATCAATACCACCTGCACTAGGGTCAATTAAGAAGTCATAAACATCAACATTCTCTAAGTGTGCCTTGTATCCATTAAGACTTTCTGCAAAGAAATTATTGACACATCTACCGTAGATTATTCCTTGTTTCTTTCCTACTAAATCCTTTATATCCCAATAATCATCATTAGCATCTGATTGTCTTAGTGAATTTAATAGATTTACTCGCTTTAGTTGGCTTTCTTTTCTTTTAGTAAACTTAAATATTAGAGGATTATCAATCTTGCTCCATAAAGTATGAACAAATTCTTGCATTCTTCCTAAAGAAACGTTAGCCCTGTTAGCTACAGTCGGCTTTTTCTTTTGGTAATACATCTCTTCGTTCTTTTGCCAATTAGATATTTTACCTGCTTTATGTCTTCTAGCAAAAGCAATGCTTGTTAAAGCCTGTTTTGCTATTTCATCTTTTAAGTTTCTTTTTATCATATATTTATATTCCTATATCGCTATATAATGGTTTTGTTTCTTCTTGATGATATATTTTTGTTACTTTTAGTGTTGCAAAGTCTTTCATCATCCAAGCTATTGCACAAGCCATCAATAAATCGAAATGTCTAGTTGTAAGTCTAGGGTCTTTTACTGTTTCAATCAAATCATTTCTTGTATAGCTTTTAAGCTCTCTAATCAAATCTATGTCATTTAGGTCTAATAGCCCATCTTCTATCGCTTTGTTCAATGCTGATAGCATTTTAGGCTTTGAGAGGGCTGTTGTCTTCCATCCGTACTCTGTTGGCTGTGTTTCTGATAGTCTGGTTTCTTTGGGTTGTGTTGTATATAAATTAGCGTTGCTCTGTTTTAAAACTAAGATTGCTTCTGCTCCGTAGTTATTTTCTACTCCTGCGATACTTCCCGGGAATAGTTCTTGTTCTCTTAGTATCTCGTGTCCGAATGCTTCGGGCTTTATTAAATCGCTTCTGAATGTTCCGACTACTCTTGCTGGGACTGTATCAAAGTCTATAAATACTGATGTGGAGCTATCTAGCCCTACGCCTCCTGCAATATCGTGTCCGCTTCCGTATCTGTGGCTAGGGTCAAACTCGTGGAATATCTTAAAGTCTGCTGTTTCTCTTATCGGTTCAAGTTTTATCTGTTTGTTTAATTGCTCTCTATTAAAGTAAACATTCTTTTGTGATGATGGGTTGCACATCCTTTCTCCCTCAAAGTCATCATCATCTTTCTTCATTTGTTCTATGTCTGCCATTGTGTATCGCTCCCAGCTTATTATTCCATCTTTTATAATCGGAACGATTGTTACTATATTTAAACTATCTTCTTTTTCTACTATCTTGTGTACGTTTCCTGCTTCTGATAAATAGTTGCAAGTATAAACACAAGCTCCGTCTTTACTTAGTCCTGTTCTGGCTTCTTCCATATTATCCCAGATTGATATTGTCTGGACTGCACTTCTTAAAGTCTTTCTGTTCTCGAAGTCTTCAAACCATATAAAGTCAGGTCTAGCTTCTTCCTGTAATGCTCCACGCTGTTCAACTCCTACGGTGTCAGCTATTAGTTTAACTCCTGTGCTTGTAGTGAACGAACTCATTGTTTCTTCTCTCTTAGCAGTTGTCTTCTCAAATATTTCAGGGTAAAGATCTGCTATTGTTATCAGCATATTGTAAACGTCTGTAACTATCTGCTTACTGTTTACTCCATCGGTTGCTAATACTTTAAAATACTTTCTTTTATGGTCTAGGTCATTGGCTATACAGAATGCTACGAAAAGCTTTGTCCTTGCTGTTTTGGCACCTCCACGATATGCAATGTCAGCGTAACTGTTTATTTCTCCCCTGTAAGCTTTCAGATTGTTTTCATCTATATCATTATGAAAGGGAGCGTCTTTGCTAGTAAAGTATTTACTTAGGTAGTATCTAGCCCATAGATTGAATTTCAGGATTACTGTTTCGTTGCTTGCATCGCTATCAAAAACAAACAATGCTTTCTTTTCTCCTTTATTCTCCCCCTGTAGTATTTCTTGTATTGTCATTTAGATAATCGTTTAAAATATTCTTAGCTTTATCTTTATCTTCTGTCTTTATAATAATAGTTTCCGTTGGGTTCTTTCCTTTAAGTTTATAGTAACTATCTATAGCTTTCATCTTAGCTGGAACATTAACGTGTTGGTTAAGAATAAAGAGGTGTTGCTTTTCAACATTCTCATCGTTAAATCCTTGCTGTTCTAGCAATTCATTGATTCTATTCGTAACCTCAAGATTACTTAAGATTTGTGAAGAAGTAGAACAAGCTGTTTTATACCAGTTAGGTTTTGATGTATCTGGGTTATAAGCTTCTATATAACTCTGTACTCCGTTGCCGAACATTTCCCTGTCGTTGCTAGTGTAAAGGTTGCAAAATAACTCTCTTCTAGGGCTTAACTTTTCTTCTTTCTTATTTGGCATATAACTTTGTTATTTTCTTTATGTCCTTGATAGTCTTTTTAGGTTTCTTCTTTTTATCTGCTTTTAGTTTCATATAAATACAATTTAGTAAAGTCAAATTATATTAATTTATTAAAATAATTCTTGTTCGAAAGGTTCCGATGGTGTTAGTTCTCTGCACATAAAAGCAGATTCTTCTTCGTTTGTTTTTGGTTCTAAGTCTTTACAATATTTCTTAGAAAACTCTAAGATAATTTTTCTAGAAAACTCTTCTAAATGAAAATCTCTGTAAAATTCATTTTGTATTAAATCTTTAATGCCTTTTCTTTGTTGTGAATCTGTGATTGAGGCATCAATAATTGTTAATACTTTTCCTAAAAAGTTTTTGTTTTGACTACGCTGATTGTCGAGAATGTAATCTCTCAATTTAAACAATGGACTTAACTCTTTTGACATAATTTTGACTAAACTTGACTTTACTAAATTGTATTTAATCTTCGTTATTATAAACTTGAAAACCTATTGCACTCGCTCCGTTTTCTGTCTTATCTTCTTTATCTTCGTGCCAAACATCTGTTTTATCTGCTTTAGGTTCTTTTTTTAAAATAGTATATTTTCATATAACAAAAAAGACAACAGCAAAAATTAGCCTGTTATCTCTTTAAGATTTAAGTCTATTGTATTCATAGTTCAAAGGTTACGTAAGCCTTTCAACAGTATTCAGTTGTTCTCTTTGAATGAGCTATTGTTTGCTAAGCCCTCGCCAATAGCTTTTTCTGGTCATACATAGCTATTAATCCCACCCATTGGATACAATATTCATTATACCCAAGCCAGGGGGAGACGAAGACTTAATAAACAATATTTAGTTGTGTGATTAAAGAACATTGTTTGCTAAGAAGAAAGATGCTTAAAGTTTTGGAATAGTCTGCTTAGCTCGCATCTTTTATTTATATGTTTAGAGCTTCTAGTATGATTATCTAAAGTGCGTTACCTTAAATATTCCTAAAAACTTCTTCTTAATAAACAATTATTCTATTGTATTCCTTTAATGAGCTTTAATTCACAAACAACTACCACCGATAAGTACCTAGTAATCCCAATCAAGTTATCAACTCTTTCACTATTACATATAGTCTAAATCAGAAGTATGTGTTTGTATTAAAGTTCTCTTGTAATTACAAGGGACTTTTAATCCCTTTCACTTAAAGATATTATTTATTTAATATCTTAAGGTGCTATCTATATTATAGCACGACTGTATCTTATGTCAATACCAAAGTATGAAACCAATGAAACAACCGAACATATACAAGGCTATTGCTGTTAGTAGTAATATTAGTTTATTCATATATTTTAATTATTAATCTTTAAAAATAGAGAGCAAGTTTTTTATTACTCTCTGTGTGTTAAACATACTTTACCAGCATGTTATTCCCAATTGATTCAGCGAATCGCACAAACTCACAAGGTTTAAACTTCCAAACCGTACTTGTGTTGACCTTACATCGTACGTATCCTCCATACTTAGGTGTCCATTCAATAGTATAACTGTAATGCTTTTTTGGTGTTATACCCCACCACTCTTTGTCAGGAAGCCTTACTACTTTAGATGCCTTATCCATTTTGTTACCTCCTTTATGTTATTTTACTAATAACTTAGTCAACAATTTTATTGTTTCAGGACTTTGCCCGCCTAGGTCTTCTTTAAGATTCCATACAATTATTTATCTTTTAAGTTTGTATTTAGTAGCTTCCCACAAAGCGTCTATTAGTTCTTTCTCTTTAAATAGTTCATTACATACAACGCTCCAATCTCCTTTATACTCACAGCCTTTAATTCCTCTTGAAATATCATACAAGTCAACTTCTAGAAATTCTATCATTATCCCAATACTAATAAACTCCCAATAAACTATATCGCCATATTTTCCCCACTTCATATCTATTGTAAACTTTTCTACTTCTACTTTATTCAATTCTTTCCATTGTTCTCTTGTTATGTGTTGTTTCATATATTTATCCTTTAGATATTCTTATTTTTTATTAAGCCCCTCGTGCGTTTCTATTAATCCAATAGCAGTACTCATTCCTATTATTATTCCAGACATTTTAGATTCTTCTTCATCAGTAATCTTACCAGTTTCTTTAGCCCATTCTTCTTCTATTGTTTTTTTAAATTCTTTTAGCTCTTTTATTAAATTATCCATAGTTATTTTATATTAGTTATTTATCTTTTAATTTTTTTAATAATCTCATCCAGCTTGCCTTATCGCAACCATGTCCATAATCTTTGCATTCTTCAATATCTCTTATCATCACTTTTTTACAAGCATCTGATAATTCCTGTACTAAAAGATAATCTGATATTACTCCAGTTATATAGGTTCTTCTTCCTAACCCATATCTTAATGCACATAAATAAATTTGTTCTAAGTGTGTCATATGTTCTTTTATATTAGTTATTTATATTTAGGTTTATCATATCTATGCCTATCAAATTCTTGGCATACTTCTGAATCACAAGATTCATTAGCTTCTGACATAGTGAAACAAAACAATCCATATCCTTTAATTCTTTCTTCTGTTTCGCCACAGTTTAAGCATTTTCTATTTTTTGTTAAATTTTTCATATATTTCTTTTTTTTCGCAACGCTTATAAGATGTTCTCTAGGTGTTTATATTAGGTTTTTTTGGCTTTTCTTCTGAATTTCCACAATCAATACAATATAATTCGTGCATACTATCATAATATCCAGAATTATCTTTTATATTACTACTACCACATTTATCACATTTCCAATTCATATTTTTATAATTATTTATGACCGTCTATTCTTTGGTCTGTTGGGGGTTATTTAAGTTTCTTTAATTCTTTTTCATACTCCCAATATTTATATGTTTTTCCTTTATACTTTTTTATGAGTTTATTAAATTTGTCTATATTAGCTTCATATCCGCAAAAAACATAACATTTTTTTAAATCTTTTTTAGTTCTAATAGTAACCCTGTCTATATTACAACCCACTAAATCTTCTACGTTTTTAAATCCTCCGTTCCACCATTGCCCATTACATTTTACAATTTCACCGTTATCTAGTTTTATTTCAAACTTCCTGCCAGCAAACGCTTTAAACCTTCCCTCTGGTTCTTCATACTGATAACAATCATAAAATAATCCATCTGTACCATAAATAATATTATCAACTTTTTTAAATATAAGTTTTGGTTTTCTATCTATTACATAAGCAAACCTATTGTTAAATATCACTTTAGCAATTATCTTTATTTCTTTTTCCATATTATATATATTTATTATTTACTAAATTGCCAACTATCGCCAGTCTCCGCTATTTTCTACTAGGTTTTGGTGGTAGGGATGCTTCATAGAGTATATGGGCGTATATCCACTAAACTTTCGCATCGGGGGCTACCCTAATAGCAATGACTGGAGGTAATAAACAATTTAGAAAAGTTAATCTTCCTTTTGTTTTCGTAATTTTTAATCACCTAATTCTTGCCATTCTTTTATTGCTGTAATCGAAATTTGTATTGTTTCTTTATCCATATTTTTATAATTATTTATAACCGTCTATTCTTAGTCGGCATAGTTATAAGAAGATAAATTTGGAGGTCGGATTTGAACCAACATCGCATATACAACAGATTTCTCTGGTATGTGTTTTACCAATTAAACCACTTCGCATTTATCTCCTTGTAACTAAACCGTCTATTCTTTGGTCTGTTGGGGGTTATTTACATATAGGACAATACCAAGCACCATTTTCATCCATTTCAAAAGTGTCTGTTAAATGAGTGCATTCTTTTTCAATTTTTTTGATTTTAGCATCAATCCCTTGCTTTGGTCTTAATTTCTCGCTGTAATTCATATATCTAAATTTATTATTAAATATTTTGTACCTCCTTTAATGAGTGTTATGTTATTTTACTAATAGTTTTTTAAGTGCTTCTTTGGTTTCTTCTTTTTGCCCGTCTAGGGTTTCTTTAAGATTCCATACTGCCAATAATCTTCCGCCTTCTTCAAATTGTAAACTATGCGGATAATAATTTCTAAATGATATAGTTTTATTCCCTGCTTCAGAATTGTATTCACCTAAAGCAATAAGAACATCTGCTAGGGTTATTGGTCTTCCTATTATTTCCTTTATGTCTTTAATATATAATCTCAAAGGTGAAGTTAAAAGATTATTTGATTTATTTACTCCTGTATAAGTATCTTCTTCTTCATTATTTTTTCCCATAAAAATAACTTCAAGTCCTGTGTTCTCTAAAATCACACACCCAAATTCCAAATTCATTATTGAAGGGTTTGCTTTTTGTATTGCTTCTTTTAGTTTTTTCATATTTTTAAACCTATCTATTATTTAAGTTAAACCTATACATTATTTTATGTTTTCTATTATATCGGCTATTGTTAATTTATAGTTTTCATATAATTTCTGATTTGCTTTGTGTTCCATCGGAAGTAATTTTGGTAAATTATATTTTATTATCCAGATACTGAGTAATTTTTTACTTTTCATTATCACCTCTAAAGGTAAATATGTATTAAGTTTTGTCATATATTTATACGCCCAAATTATTTAGTTTTTTGGGCTTGTTGTTAGTATTAGACCTTTTAGTGGTCATATATTCTTTTATAATTATTTATGACCGTCTATTCTTTGGTCTGTTGGGGGTTATTTAATTTGAATATATATTTTTCTACTTGTTTGTATTTTCCCTTTATCATCTTTAAATTAGATAGACCATTAATATTTAAAGATTTACCATTTTTAGATAATGTAAACTGGCTACCTTCAATAATTTTTATAAAACCATTCTCTTCATCAATAAATAAGTCAATTTTTTTAATATCTTTATAGTCTTTAGATGCCTCCATGTTTATATATATAGCCCTGTTATTAAAACTTATGTATGGCTTTATATTAAGTCTTGCAAACTTTTTTCCTATAGTTTTAAATTGTATAAACTTATATTCCATATATCTAAATTTATTATTAGTAAAATTACAGGCTTTTTTAGAGTGCCTGTTTAACTCTTTTAGTCTTCTGGCACAAAATACGAATGGTGGGTGCATCTGTAGACTCCGTCAACTCCTACCATAATTCTATTACATCCCTTAACAGGGCAGAAGTAAGCATCTTCAATCTTCTCAATCTTCCTTAACCTAGTTTTTTCTGCTGTGGTCTTTCTTCCCATTATCGTTACTTCTACTTTCATTTTTCAATCTCCTCAACTAATTCTTTCTGTTGTTTGTTTGCTTGCCTGATTGCTTTCCGAACTATCTCCTCCTTTTGTTTCTTTGACATTTTTTCGTAAATTGATTTGTTCATATTATTCTAATTGACTTTTTTCATTATCTATTATCTTTTCCATTTCTTCTTCTCGCCAAGTATTAAAGTTTCCCTTACCGTCTGTTTGTTTATTCCATTTAACAAATAATACTGCGTATAATCTTTTAGATGGTGTCTTTACATTCTGGTCTATCTTGGCTGTTTCAGTTGGTATGTCTTTTGTTTGGAAAGTGTTCTCCGAGAATAAAAACCAGCCTTCCTTCTGCTCCAAATCGAACAACTTAGCTTTTTCTTCTCCTGCTAGTTCTTTGGCTATATAAACAGTTAGCTTTAAAGTTTTATCACGGAGCGTACTTATTCCCTGTATAAAAGCAGGAGCTTGGAATTTATTTGTCATAGTTTTTATAATTATTATTTTTAATATCAAATTGTCTATGGCAACGCCTACAACGTGGTGTATAATCTTCTTCTTTTCTTTTATATTTATGGTCTATATTAGACCAATCCATAGCTTGCTTTCCACATTCGCATTTATGCAACTTAGCTTTCCCATTAATTTTTACTATCCATTGATGTTTCGGTTTTATACCAGCATTTTCTCCTTTCCAATTTTTGCTTTTCTCGCCTATTAATCCTTGTTTAGATTTAGTATTACTTATTTTTAATTTAGTTTCTTCTGTATGTTCTTTCCCATAAAAAGGATGCTTGTTGCCAATCCTGCTATCACTCATTTTCTTTTTAGTTTCTTCTGGCAGTTTTCTACCCTTTAAAGCTAAAGATATTTTTTCCCTATGCTCTTTTGTAAAAGTTCTTTTCTGTATGAATGATGGTGCTTGAAATTTACTCATATTTTTGGTTTATAAGGTTTTAATAATAAAAGTTTATTATACATTTCTCTGTAATAAACATATCCTGCTGTCATTCCTATTCCTTGTTTCTTTAGTGCAAGTATTTCCTCTACCCATGCTGCGCCTTTGATTATATCTATTCTAGCGTGTACTGTGCTGTCTTTGTGCTGATGGTGGTTTGTGTGGCATCTTCCGCATATAGGGATTAAATTCTTCCAGTTATATCTAAGGAATGTACTGTGGCTTTTAAGCACGTAGTGATGGCAACAAGAATAGTCATTACCGCATACTAAACATCCATCATCTCCGTACATTTCCCTAGCTATATCCTGCATTAAAGCGTCTGCCTTTCGTTGCCAATATCCTAAAGTTTGGTTTCTTTTCTTCTTAGGTTTTGCTATTGGTTTTATTTTCATTTATTTTTTCGCTTAAATTATCAATATCTTCAAATAATACTATTATGTTGCTATCCATTGCTTCTACTTTGTCATTTATATTTTTATATTTCTGTATTGATAAAAGTTTTCCTACTTCTACAAATATTTCTGACCAAGATGGTTCCTCTAATTTTGGTTCATTTTCATAATGTTCTTTCTTTTTATACCAACAAAAAGCCTTAGCAAATTCTTTTCTTAATCCTAATTCTCCTTCTTGTGACGTTTTAAGCTCTTGCTCTAATTCAGTGTTTTTGATTATTAATTCTTCTTTTGTCATATTTTTATGTTAGTTAATTAAGTGGCATTTCGTTAATGGCATCATCTACATTAATATCATCTCCAAAAGTTTCTTTAGCTTCTTTCAACTGGCTATCGAATGGATTTGCTCCGTCAAATAATGCTTCAAGATTGATATTAGCTTCTTTATATTCTGTTTTTGTTTCTTCGTCTAATTCACTATGAGGTGATGGGATAACTGAATATTTAGTTTCCATTTTTTCGCCTGTTTTATTTACAGCTAAATCGTAAGATTTTGGGTCTCCCCATTTTACATTTTTAGTTAATGCGAAGATTGAACCTTGAATAGTTGATTGAGTAATTTCCATAATCTTAATTTCTCCGTCATCTAAATCTTTTACAATAAAAGCCCAAAAGTGTTTTGGTTGTCTCTCTGCATTAATAGCCTCTTGTCTCTCTTTAGTTCTTACTGGCTTTTTTTCGTTGCTCCAGTCAAGCCAACCGATAATCGCTGATGATAAAATACGAAAGTTATTATCGCCTTGTTTGAATCTGTAATAATTTCCCCCTTGTTTAGGTGCTTCATAATTGTTTGGTAAAAATGTCATAGTTTTTTTTGTGCCGTTGAACCTTTAAAGGCTACTGTTGGCTTATATTAATTATTATCTCTTATCCATCTATCTTTGTTTGATGTGTAATTTGCCCATTTAGTCCATTGTTTTTTTGTTGGCTCAATGTTTTTCTTATCTTCTTTTTTCATATTATTTTTTTGCATTTATTACATTTATATTTGTTGTCTTTCGTTCTTTTAAGAATACCCCCACAATTTTTATGCCATAAGGTGTCGTTAAAACTTGTTCTTTCTTTGCTTATTCTTATTCTTTCCATATTATTATTTATTAAATTCTCTATTAAACATATTCTCAATCATTCTTTCAATCATTGATTTTCTATTTACTTTCCACTCTAAAGGTTTTGCTACTTCTGTTACTTTGTTTTTTAAATCTATTGCTAAGTTTTTATACATCATATAATTATTTTAGTAAGTTTTTAATTTTCTTTTTTTCTACTAATGTAAATTCTTTCTCTTCAAACCAAGCTACGACTTTTCTTTCTTCCCATTCCTTGTCAAGGTCTTTTGTTGCTAATTGTGCTTGTCTATGGTCAAAAGGAGATCTACCTTTTATTCTTATTCCGCAATTATACTCTAAATTAAATCTGTAAGTCTTAGCAACAGCCATAGTTTTAGTTGTTTTCAAAATAGTTTCAAAAGATACTAAATCATCCCAACTTCTTATATATATTTTATCTCCTACTTTTAATTTCATATTTATATTCTTTCTAATTTAAGTATTTTATTAGATTCGCTTTTAGTTATATTTGGATGATAAAGTGTTTGGTCTACATGCCCTTCCATCTTTACACCAAGCTTTGTAGCCCAAGTCAATGTATTAAGTTCTTGTTTAGCTGTTTTTTGTTTGTTTACTTTTATTCCCTTTTGAGAATAGTAAAGTTTGTCTTTTAGTTTCATATTATTATTGGATTATTTATTATCGCCTATACACTGCTCGTCAGCCAATTACACGGGTATTTATACCGAAATGCATTCAACCTCTTGTAATCAAGTGGTTTAATGTATAGGTGGTAATAAATAATTATTGGATTAGTGGAGAGTTCAAGATAATTCCTAGTGTTATCCTAAACTCCCACCTTTCCATTTAAAAGCTATTGCTAGCTGATTTATTTACAATTATTAGTATACCCATACCATGCCTCCCAATTCCTATCTCTTATTCTTTTCTCTATTGCTTTTTTAGTGGCACATTTATAATCCCATCTACATTCTACTGATACTGTTGCTTTATTCACGCTATTCCACTGCCAGAGACCAAAATCCGTAGAGCCATTAGTATTTATTCCATACTTCCAGTTATCCCAACCACTTTCATTTTGTATAAGACAATTTACTTCTTCCCAGCTTAATCCTGCTTTTTCTATTTCTAGTTTTACATATTCTTTCATACTCGGCTCTGCATGTACGCTAGGCACTAATACTTCTGCTATCATTTCTTGCTTTATAGGGTCTGTTACAAAGCTATATACTTCTATTAAGCCTGTAAGTGTAATCATTAAGATTAAATAAGATGTTAAAATGTAAGATGCTAGTTTTAGTTGGTTTTTGATTTTTAGTAATTTTTTAAGTTTCATATTTTTGTTTCTTTTTTTATTTTTAGTATTTCATTGGCTTTTCGTTTGATTCTCGATTACTTACTCTTTACGTCTGGATACTTGTAAGGTCGAGTTATGGATTGCCTTTTAATGGTGTATTTAAACTTCTAAATAATCTTTTATTGATAGTCCTGTTTCTTCAAAAATTCTTTGGCATGTACTTGCTCTAGTGTTCGGTGATTTATCTCTCAATAGGTTATCTAGTGCTACTGGGGTTATTCCTATCTTCCTTGCAAACTTTGCTTTATTAATGCAGTTGTCTTCTAAGTATTTTTTTAACATATTTTTGTTTAATAATTATTTCTATTAAGCCCTTAAGTCTTTTAAGAGCTTTAAGATGTAATTACTGATTATATTTTGATACTTTAGCTCTCATTTCTCCTACTCTATAACCGTTATCTTCTTTATACGCTTTTAATCTGAAGTCCATTCTTGCCATCCCATTATTGTAAAATGCTATATCTTCGTCTTTCATTCCTGGTCCTGTATGACTGTTTAATTCAAGTCCTATGTCATATGTCTGGTAATCATCGCTTAAGTTTAACATTATGTTGTCTTCGTCTTTGAATTTTGATAATGCTTGTCTTAGTTGACCTACTGTTGTAATTTTCATATGTTTGTTTGTTTAGTTTCTTATGCTTTAACTATACCATAGTATAAGAATATTACAACCCCCCTATAATATAACTAACATTAGCCATATTAAAAAGTTACTAACAGGCAATTTAAAAAACTAATATTTTTTTTACGAAACTTTACTTGCTATGTGTATAACTTTTTATATTAAAACTCCCTGTTTACTTTCTGCTTCCCCTATAGCTTTCTGCTCTTCTTTTGTTACATACAAGGGTTTTATCGTTTCATTCCATTTAAGCTCTGTATCGCCCATTTTTGGCGTTTTTAGCGATAAGATTGAAGGAGTAGCGACAGGCTCATACCCTATTATATACTTGCCCTTCCATACTCTCTTAATTTTACCTTCTCTAGTAAGATGACGAAGTTGCCTTCCTGTATTTTCTGCGTCAAATCCTAAGTACTCTCCATAATTTCTAAGTTCCTCTCTAGGCTTGTAAGAAGTAATGTAGTTTTTAAGATTTTCTTTTAGAGATGTTTTCATATTATTAAAATAATGTTTTTTGTCTAAGTCTATCTCTGCCAACGGAACAATATTGTTCATCCTTTTCACATCCTATAAAGTTTCTTTTAAGGTTTTGACAAGCTACTGCTGTAGTCCAACTTCCCATGAAAGGGTCTAGAATTAATTTTGCATCAGGATAAAATAGTAAACACCATTCCATTAAATCAACTGGTTTTGTAGTAGGATGATATTTAGTTATTCCAACTACTCTTTTTTTATACATCTTAGCTGGCGATTGTTTACTACACCAAGCCATTTCGCACATAGCAGAAGAAAAGTTTTGTGGTTGGTGTTTATCCCATATTAGAAAACCTTGTGATGGTGGTAAATCAAAATAGTTTCCTCCCCAAAATATTTGCTCTTTACTAACTCTTAATATTTCTTTTAATATATCATCGCTCATTGGTTTATTATCCCAATCTTGCTTTTTATACTTCTGTCTAAAAGGATTGCTAGATATACCTATTCCATACGGGGGGTCAGTCAAACATAAATCTACTCCATTATCAGGTATCTGCTTTAAAAGCTCCATAGCATCCATGCAATTTACTTTATTTATTAAATCTTTCATATTATGAAAATACTATATTAAGTCTTTTTCTAAGCTTGTGTGAGGTCTTATCCAAATCAGACACTATATTACTATAAGCTAAATCACTAGTAAGCTTTTCCTTAGTGCCTATACAGAAGTTTTTTCTTAGTCTGGCTTTGCTTATTAGGAAGTTGTATCTTCTATAAAGGTTTATTATAGGTTCTTTGTTGTATGTTTCGCTGTATTTTGTGAGGTTCATATTTCTTTTTTAAAGTTTCTAATTAAAGTTTCTACACGAAGTATCTCCTCTGTGTTTTGCTTATGTACCCAGAAAGCTAACTCTACAATTAAGCCCTGCTTAGTTTTAGTGTTAAATTTATTCATATTTCTTTAATCTTCTTAATTTATTTGCTTCTACTGTTTTTCTCTGTTCTTCTTTAAAATCATCGCTAATATTGAAATCAGGTTTATCTTGCAGTTCTTCTCTGTTCTCTATATACTTGCTTTTTCCTTTTACCCAATATTTCTTTTTTAGTTTGTTTTTCATATTTATATATTTAGTTAGTAATTTCTTTTATTTCATATTTTTAATTCCATCAAAAAATTCCTTCATATCAAATTCATCCTCAAATTTATCTTCTCCTTTAAGCACTTTGTTTAAGAAATTTATTTTATCAGCTGGTGTTAAGTTTTCAAATTGTTCTTTTATCATATTTATATATTTAAGTTATTTTAAAAAGCTCATATCTGTTATATATATATTTTTATGACCTTTTACTTTTTTAATAAAGCCGTCTTCTAAATCTCTTTTAGTTTGTTTTTCTGACATATAGGTTATAAAAATACCAGTGTCATATAGTTTGTTTATTTCTTTCTTCATAGTTATTTTTTAGTTAGTCTTTAAGTTATCAATTATTTTGAAATGACTTCTTAATGCTGTTGAAGAGTGCATCCCACTATATTCCATTAAAAGCATTTTTCCTCTTTTATTTGTTTTGCTATCACACTCCCAAACAATAGTTTCAAAATACCAAACTTCTTGAGGTGTACTAGCACTTCTGTAGGCTGTGCTTATAAAATATTTTCTTAGTAAGTAAGATTGTATTAGATTAAATTCTTTTTTCATATATTTTTAAGTTTTATTAATTGTTCTAAAGGTTTCTTTTATTAGTAATACTGCTTCTGACCTAAAATTTGCTCTATATTCTTTGTTGGAATAATATTTAATATCTTCATCTAATTTGTTTATCCCACTTTCAAGCTCTTCTAGTTTCTTTTGGTGTTCTTGTTCTTGGGCTTTTAGGGCTTTTATTATGAAGGCTTCTAAATCTTTTTTTAACTTTAAGGGCAACGGAACTGGAACTCCATGTAAAAATTCAGCTTCTGTAAACTTTTTATTAAACTCTTCTATTGTTTTAATTATGTTTGTCATATTGTTGTTTAGTTTTTTTGTTTATTTCTTCTTGTCTTACTAATTCTTGTGCTTTTTTTATTCCCTGTCTTATGCTAAATCCTTGCTCATCATAAATTGTGCTTGTAGTGTAAAGTATTTTTTCTTTCATATCTTTTTTCATAGTTCTTTAAGATTAATCTTGCCATTAATTATTAAGTCATTATTTATTCTTGCCATTGATTTTCCTTTGCCTAATTTTTTAAGTCTTTTCTTTTCTTCTTTTAAGATTGAGTGTGCTTCTCTAGTTAGCCAAATTTGTTTGTATTGTTCTAGCTCTGGTTCTCTGAATTTCATATGTATTATAATGTATAAATTACTAACCTATCTGAGCCTCCCCTTTTAGTTAATATAGCGTATGGGTTTAACTATGTGTTATGTATGTATCAATATAAGAATAAACTAAGTAATACTATCCCCTTATAAGTATTATATGTCTATTGTTTAGAATGAGAGAGGGTATGGCTCAGTTAGAAGAAAACAATAAATTAAAATTAGAAAAAATTATTTACTTTTAACTAAACTCTCATTCCCGTTCCCTTTGTATTTATAGTCGCAAGGCAACAACCTCGACTTAATATTGAATTGTCAATTAAAAAATCATTATTTTGACAACTGGCTGGACTTCTTGGAAAAAGCTGTGCTTACGCACACCAGCCATCAAAATAATGATTTCTTTCCAAGAATCCAGTAGGTTGTATCTATATACTAGCATAGGTAAATTGTAAAGTCAACCTTTTTTACTTGTCCTATATTAACCTCAATTTCTTAAGGTTAAAAAGGGTAAATAAAATTGGCGATTTTAGTCATTTATTTTTGAGCATTCACCACTTGGATGAATCAAGTTATCTGCCCACTTATCACTTGGGTCTTTTAACTTATTTGTTTTACAAAACTCATTAACAAGGTCTGCAATTTTAGCAGAATCATTACTTGATGACATGATAGTCTTTTCTTTTCTTGTTGTGAGCCATGCACAGAATCCGCATACAGCTTCACTACCACTTAGTTTGTCCATACTCTTATATTTTAATTAATTAGTTTAACTGTTAGGTTGGGGTGCTTTTATATAATTAATTCTTATTTGCTTTTAGGTTGGTTGTTTACTAAGGGAGGAGCTAGAAATAATTGGGAGCACCACGTTCTCTTATTTTCCAATTATTGTTTCTAGACTTGTGGTATTATCCCCCTCCCTCAATAAACAAATTATTTACTATCGCCAACTCATAATAGTTATCTTCTATATCTTTCATTAAATCCATACAATCGCCTAAATGAAATGTACCTTTGTTTATTTTCATATATTTATTTACTATAAGCTAGCAATTAATACCCCATGTTTGTCGCTTAAGAATACTAACTACTAGCTTATAATTAATTAATAGGAGGAAATAATTTACTTATCTTTTGTGCTGTTTCGTAGTCGAATATTAAAAGCTCTTTATCCTTTAAAGATATTCTAGGTGGTTGCTTACCATGACCGCAACAACAAGCCATAGTTTTAAATCCGTTATCGTTTAATACTTTTACTGACTTAACAAGACACTTATCTATATTAACTGTTTTTCCGTTTATGTTTAGTTTTTCCCATTGTCCATATTTGCACATATTTTAATGTATGCCTTAGAACAGATGATATTCCATGAGCATGAAATTCTCCATTAATATCTTTAATATTTAGATAATCCTTTATATCATCCATAGCGTGTGATGCTTCGTGGGCTATAGTTGATATACAAGAAATATAATCATAATCTCCATTTATTAAGATTAGAGGTGGTTCTCCGTTTCTTAAAGTATCTAAACAAATTCCTCTTTTGTTATCTAAATATTTAGCATCTACTTTCCCTTTAACTGCTTTCTTTAATTCTTCTAAGTTTCCTATTATTACTATAATAAAATATTCTTCTGTAAATATTGGTACTTTTATTCTTTTCATATTATTTTATTTATTATATTTTATACTGGGACAGTATAGAATTAACTTGCAACAGCGACAGAAAAAACTGTCTTTCGCTTTAAACTTTATTTTTTTCTACAAACATATTACAGCCATCTTTTTCTCCTGTTTCGTCATAGTTCTTATTGTCATTCATTTCTGGGATATTATCACAATATATCCAAGCTCCACCTTCTTCACATTCTTTTCCTATTCCTTTACAAGAACAACATGATTTTTCTCTGTCTCTTATTCTTTTTATCTTTCCTCTTCCCTTATTATTTTTTAATTTATTGTAAAGACCAACATCAATTCCTAAAGGTGGTTTTTTACAATAAACACAAATTGCTGTACTAATATCATGCGGCACTGATAAATGACTAACAACACATGAACAAAAATTTTCTCTTGTTGTACCTTTTTTAATATCTTTCTCATAATGCCCTACTAGACTTTTAAGAGATTTTTCTAAAACCTCGAATTGGTCTGGGCTTCTTGAAGTTATTGCAAATTCAAGAATAGCGTCTACTAAGTGTTTTAATGTTTTTACTTTGTCCATACTCTTATATTTTAATTAATTAGTTTAACTGTTAGGTTGGGGTGCTTTTATATAATTAATTCTTATTTTTTAACAGTGGGGGATAATTACTAGCCACAACATTATCAAGAGGTCGCCAGCACATTGTAATTACCTATCTTGGTATTTAAGTACTAGTTATTTCCAAGAACCCACCCTGTTAATCAACAAAAAAACTTATAGCAAAGAATTGGCTTTAAAAGACCTACGGCTAGGTGAGGTCAATTAAATCGGCAGTTGCCTACCAATTCTTCAATATAAGTTTTTACCTAGCCGTCTTTATATAATTGTAAATGTCTATCTAAAGTATATATTATAATTTTCTATCTGTCAACCCTTTCGGGAAATACCGTCTTATGGAATGAAATCGTTGTATCACCAATAAGATATATTAATTGAGTCATTAATATCGGTCGGTGTTTTGCTTGTCTATTTAATCTTAAATTAGTTTTTATGTTATGTCAAGAATTTGCTAAAGTCTTTCCCGTTGATGCCGATTAATCTTCCTTCTTTTGATAATTGTTTAATCCAATCATTTACAGCAGTTGGAGTTTCTATTTTATTTAAGCTACTATTTTCTATTTTATACATTCCAGGAGTAAAGTTTTTGTAGTTTTCAACAAGCAAAACATAATCAACTTTTCTTTTATCTTTAAAATTAATTATTTCTTTTTCATTAAATACACTAAACTTTTTCTTTAATCCAAAACTTATTAACATTCCATTTCCTAAACTATAATTAAGAGCTAGTTTTTTAACAAAAGGTTGGTACGAATCGCCAATAGTTTTAAATTCTTTTTCACTCTTTTTAAATTTATAAACAGCGTGATTTTTATTTAGATTTACTCTTTGATATATTCCGTCAGCGTTAGGATAATGCCAGGCGAAAACAGAAGTCCCTAAAACGCCTTTTTCCATTACAGAGTCCATATTATAAGGAGAAACCCATTCGTAAGTAAAGTCTATGTACTCACATAGCTTTTTACCTTGTTCTAAGAGCCGTGGTGGGACTTTATTGCCATTAATGTATATTCCACCATTTGGATAATAAAGTTCGTTCCAGGTGGCATATTTTGGATAATCTCCTTTAGGTATTAATCCGTAGTTTCTAATAAATCCTGCTACTGAATTAAAAGAATTTCCTCTTCTTGTAGTTCCAGAACCACTAGCGACATATTCTGTATCTAGTAAACACTTATCGCCCTTGATCAACCCGAAGTATTTAAAAATTTTTACAAGTTCTTGTATTTCTTCATTTGCCTCTCCATTATTAACAAGATGAATAAAGTAATTAAAATTAGCTTCTATTGAGTTACAGGCTCCATTTTCACTAACACAGAACATTTTTTCAAATGGCTTATTCTGTTGCTCTCCGACTGGTATAAACTTTTCAAAGTTTCCGTCTTTTTTAATTGTTTTACTATTAGTAGAGCCTAGCTTCCCGTAAACATAATCTTTATTCTTTTTTATTTGTTTATCTGATACCTCAATAAGTCCATTCTTAATATTAGGTCTGTCTAGCATCTTATCTAAATGTACTAGAATATAATTGTCTATTTTGTTTTTTAAAATTTGTAGTAATTTCATAAAGAGAAAACTCCCTGCGTAGTCCACCATAGGAATACTATAAAGGATAATGTTATTAATATAAATAATACTTCTTCTGAATCCATATTATATAAAATGTTAATTGTTAGGACTTAGAAAATAGAGCGTTATATCTCAAATTCTAAGCCTATATGTAAAGCCTTAACCGAGCTTTCCTGCCTAGATAAGGCTGGGTGATAAAAATGGGGTTTTGATTACTGTTTAACCCCTTGATTTCTTTTAGAAAGAGCGTTATAAACGTGTTCAGTCTGTCCTCTCCAGAAATAGTCTATCAAATAGTTGATAATCTCTTCTGGGGTCTTGTTGTCAAATAATTTATGATAGTCCCGATGAAGATACATATCAACATAAGCGATATTCTTGGGTGTGTCGTCATTAGAGCGACTTTGAGGAACGATATGATGTTTGTTTATGTTCTCTCCTTTGCTCCGTTTCTTGTCAATTCTTCTTTTCTCCTTGCGAAGTTTACGCTTGTCTTTTGGATTCATGATAAACCTCCTTGTAAAGAGCGATTATAATGCTTTATGATTCTCTAATATTTCCCTTAATTCTTTTAAGTCAATTCTATTTTCTATTGCCTTATATTCTATTTCTTTCCATAGTCTATTAGTTTTATTTTTCATAAAAATTTAGCTACTAATAATAATATTGTTGATGTGATTCCCCAAGCAAGCCATTGATAGTTTCTTTCTTCTTTTTTATCTCTTAACTCCTTAACTTCTTTTTCAATCCTTTTCTCTGCGTATTTATTATCACATTTGTCGTAAAACTTTTGTGGCAAGCCAGCGATTAAGACTTCTAAGTTTGTCATTTTAGAAGTTAGCTCATCTTTTAAGTTGTCAAATTTATCTTCCATGCGTTTGATTAAGTTAATAGTGTTAGGTGCTGTGTCAAGATGTTGTTTCATTTTTTTATCATGTTCTTTTAATAAAGAATCTAGCTCGTCAGGAGTATACGATATTTTATTTTCCATACTATACTCTAAATTGACCATAGATAGTTCCTGAATAACTAACTATAAAAAATACTGAATTAATAAGCTGAATTAAGTCATTCTCAACTAAATCAAATTGAAATAATTGCCCTATTGCAATAATCGCTGGTACAAGCATTAGTGCCATTGATTTAACTCTAAAGCTAATTTTTTGTGGGTCTTGTGAACTCCCTAATTGTGGGTACTTCCTAATTAAGTTTTTCATATTATTTTTTATATTAATTATTCAATATTTATAATTCTTCTTGAAACTGCTTCTGAATGTTCTACTACTAATTTAGGGTCTGATGTTGTTCCTGTCTGGTCTGACATATAAACAGCAACACTATTAGTTGTATTGGGTGAAGAAGAAGTAATTGCACTATTTAATATATCGTGTCCCTCTCTTGTCCCTAACTTCGTAATTGATGTTTTTGAAATCCACCCAAGCCCTGTTGCATTAAGGTCAAAACCTAAGTAAGCAGAAGTTGATATAGATGTGATGTCAGCCCTGTCGCCACTGTCAATTCCTTCTGTTGGATTAGATATAGAA